TGAGGAAGTAATCTAGTAACAGGATTCAGCATCAAGGCATTTCTTAAAGTAACTTGATCATTACTCCAATCTACTCCTTCTCCCCACTTATTTAAAGCCCACAATGGTGCGTTGTACCACTGTCCTGATTGAGTATTTTCTTCTTGTCCTGGAAGAGGACCACCTATATAAGACATACTTACTTCCTCCTGGCTCCACCGCGAGCCCTATTGGCTTTACGGCTTTCTATCTTAGTACCACCACCTGGTTTATGAGACACATCCTGTTGTGGGCCTGGTTTTACTCTCCTTCGAATTTTCATCAATTCATTCCTGTATTGTTTCTTCGCTGGACTTTTGTTCCGATTGGTCTCATCTCTAACGTGTTTACGTCTAGACCTAGGGTTCTTTCTGTAGAATCTAGCTGTTTTACCTGGATTAGGACTAGGCTTTGGCCCCATTCTTGCCATATAACCTCCGTTGTACAAGTGATGGATCTACTTTAGGCATTACTGCTGCCAATTTCTCTAATGGACTACCTTCAAAGGCAATACCACTAATGTCATTTGTCTTCAGCCAATCACAGGCTGCTTTTAAGTCTTGGGTAGTAGCGGTGCCACTTCTGACCCGTGTTAGGAATTCTGTTGTGACAAGGCTATGTAATTCATTGAACTGGTCTTCAGTGGCTTTCTTCATTTTGTTGCTGGATATCGTGGTTTATCTCGGGTTAGTTCTTGATTCGGACTTCCAACCCAAGAACCTCTTTTTAATTCCTTTTGTATTTTCCAATATTCGTCCTCTGTAAGATGCTCCTTCTTCTTCCTCATTGTACTCCTGGGAATAAGTGCTTCTTAATTATCTCAACTGCTGTGTCATCTAGTGTATTTTCCGTTGAAGATACTAAACCTTCTAAAAGGTCTACTATCAACTGTTTCACTGCTGTGCTCTTGATGAAAGCGAATAGGACTGGTTTGATTAATACTATCATTGTAAATTGGGTTGAGTAGTGGGTTTGGTTGTTGTTCTTTTAAATATGCAGCGATTGGTATGACATCTGAACACATATGATATACACGTGTTTTAGGTCGTATCATGAAACCTTTGGTTTGTAGTTCAGCACATTTCAATGCCCTGATCATTTCATAATCCAATCTCATTTTTTCTTCTTGACGTTTACCTATAGCTTTGCATTGCTCAACTATACTGCCATCTAGGGGGACCATGAAATTAATCTGGCCACCCCAGTTTTCATTCTTTGTATAGCTTGATTGTATCCTTTCCGACCCTTCTATTGAGTGTTCTATATCATAGGGTTCCACATGGTTACCCATATAGAAGGGTGAAAAGGTCATCGTCGGTCCATTACAGGATATGCCCGAACCGTAGTTTTGACGGCTCGGAGCGCCATTATTTTGGAATTGTACGGCTTGATTTGTAACATTGCCTGTAGCCGCTGCCACAGGGTTTGAAGTATTGTTGGTTTCGCCTTCACTAGCATGACTTGGTAATCCTATTGAGAGAATATAGATAAGGAAGTAGTAGTAGAAGTAGTGTCGATTTCTCGGTCTATCTCTGTTACTGATAATACTTGACTTGCAGCTCTTGTTGTTATTTCTAACGAGAAGGGATCTCCAGCTGTATGTACCGTAAAGACTGAATCTGAATCTACAATACCACCAGACGAAGCTGAGGTATGGTTTAGATTTTCTCCAGTCCATGAGTTGACCGCAGAACCATAGGTTGTTGTTTCTACGGTTTCTACGATCTCTTGGGTGGTAGTTGTTGTGCTCTGCATTGAGCCTTGGGTGAAGTTGGGTGTTACCAACTCCGCTCTTACTACCGAGGGGGATAGCAGTAAAAAGAGAATTAACCATTTTTTCATTCTTTCTTTTTATCTAGCATAGGACAATTGACGGGAGTGTTATTACCTTTACCTTTAGAATTAGCTGTAGATAAACCAAAGCTAGCTAAAGCTCCAGTAAAAATACTTGCAACAAAAGTTATGTCGGAACTTCCAGCTTTTTTAATAACTGGTAATTCAACGTAGTTTAAAGTAATAATAAAACCTGCCCAGACAACAACACCTAATCTAACAAATGTAGATAGTATTTGTATCTGAGCTTCTTGATCCTCTATTCCGTCTTTGAGTTTATCGAGGAGTCCTTTTTGTTCTTCCTTTTTTCCTTCCATTTGTCTATCTTTTTCTGTAAGAATGTTTGAACTTTCTTTTTGATTTGATTAAAGAAAGGAGTTGCGAGAGTTGTAGTTGCAACAGCAGCAACAGCTGCATATGTAGCAGTCATCACCACTTCTGTTGTAGGTAATGGTAACTCTATATTTATACGAGGAATTGTTAGTTTAGGAGGTGGAGGTTGTTCCGTTGTCTCCTCCTCCTTCTCTATGCCTGCAGGAGGCCTTAGATCGTTAGGAGGGATGTACATAGGTTTATATGACGGAACATGACCTGTAGGCACCTTCAAACGGATCCCAGGGGTCTCTGATGGGTTAGGTAACCTCAGTTGTGGTATTGGGATCCCCATCTACCTCTTGGAGTGTTTTTATTGCACTTTGTAATTCAACAAAACGTTGTTTACGTTGATTTTGAATTGTAAGAGTTTCATTATATGTATCTACAAGAATTTGTAATTCAGCTTGTAGTTCTTCTTTCTTCACTTGGATGGTTGTCATAATTTTTATGAGAGTGGGTTGTCATCTTTTACTTTTTTAACGGCTTTCGCCCATTCACCAGTTGCATCTACTTTACCAGCAACTATATCTTTGTATAGGAGATCGAGTTGATCCCCTATATCACCATAGGTACGTTTTCTTGCTTTACGTACACCATAGTTGTTTTGTAATTTTGTTCCTTCTGTATCTGCAGTAGTGAGTTCACTATCTGTAGGTTTGGTAATACCTGATACATTCCAGGTCTTTATGTAATCACCAGATCCATCGTTTTGTAATAGGACTTGACTTATATCTTCAGTGATTGTTTCTGCTTCTGTAGCACTTTTACCTTTACTAATAAGGTGTGCTTGTACTTGATATGATAGTAGTGCCATAGTTAATTTACTTTATATCCTGAGAATGAGGCTAGAGCTTCAGAACTTTGAGTTTTAATGCTCTGAGTACTACCTTGATTATGTCGACCATAAACCTTTATTGCATTACCAGCAGCTAATACCATAATTCCGGACCAAGATGCTGTAAGTTCTGTACCGTTGGTAGGTGATTTATTGTAGACAAAAGAAGGTATGTAAGCTGCATAACCGGATCCAGTATCCTTATAAATCACACCTTGCCATTGATCACCATCATCAACACTATCTACTGAAATTGAGAAAGATATCCAATAATTACCACCTTCACCAGATGGTACTGTAAATGCATCAGAGGCAAACGCACTATCAGAATCTACAAATTCAGTATTCCAAGTCAAAGCTGTGTAAGTAGTATTAGCAATACTAGTACCATCAGTATCTCCGACTGCAAACATTGGTGTACCATCACCTCCAGATGATACGTCAGCCCAGGTTAGACCACCAGAGTTACCTGATTGTTTCTGTAGGTATTGTCCGTTAGATCCAGCATTAGATATATGTAGATTATCTTCATCAACTGACTCAGAACTCATATGTTCTAAATCAACAGCACCTGCTGCGATGTGTTCAGAGTTAACAACATCATCTTGGATGTTATCTCCATCTATACAATCACCCGCTAAATGAACGTGATCTATACTTCCATCTGTGTAGTGTTCAGAATCACAAGCATTGTCAGCAAGATTATCACCATCTACTGCATCACCTGCTAACATAGCATGTTCAACAGCACCAGTTTGAATAGTAGCTGCACCTGTAACATTACCAGAACCATTAAACGAGGCAGATGTCCATACAACATCTCCAGTCATACCAATAGTTCTGCCTGTAGTTAGTGTTGCTGCACTACCAGTTGTATTCTGGTTCAGTGTACCTACAGTAAAGTCTAAAGTATTGTCGGCGTCTTGGTAAGCTACAGTAATACCTGATTCAGTATTACTACCAACCATTGCACCAACAGTATCTGCTATGTATTCATTTAAAGCAGTTCCATCTACAGTAATAGCGTCCGCTTCTAATGTTCCATCAATATCAGCATTTCCACTGATATCCAACGAAGCACCATCTACTTCTCCTGTAACTGTAATACTATCTACATAAGCATCTTTCCATCTGACACTACTAGAACCTAAATCTACATCACTATCTGATTCAGGACCAAAGAGATTATCTCCTAAGTATACTTGTTCAACATTTGCTGCGTAGAAGTGAATCTCATCAGCAGTTTCAAAGTCTATCTTAGTTTGATCATCTTCACCAATCTTGATATCTGTAGCTAGTAGAGAAGTGATTCCAGTCTGTGCAGCATCAGCTGCAAAGTCTAATGTATTATCACCATCTTGGTAAGTTACTGTAAGGCCAGTTTCTGTATTACCAGAGACCATGCCACCTACAGTATCGGCTATATATTCGTTTAAGGCTACACCATCTACTGTTATTGCATCAGCTTCCAGTGTACCGTCAAAGTCACCATCGACAGCATCAACATTACCTACAAAAGTAGTAGCACCTAATGCTCCACTACTTGCATTATAAGTTAATTGACTATCTGATTTTGGACCTAATGTACCTGTAGCTGCTGTAACAAATACAGGGAAACAAGTTGTATCACTTGATTCATCAGCAACAGTGAAAGTACCAGCACCACCAGATGCTACGTCATCACCCCATTCAATATCTGTACCGTCTGATTTTAGTACTTGACCGTTTGAACCAATGGCTAATACAGCTGGATTACCTGAAGCATCACCATATATGATCTTACCTCTAGCAATACCTGCTAGTTTAGCGAGGCTAACAGAATCATCAGAAAGTTCAAAGTCTAGTGTGTTATCACCATCTTGATATGTAACTGACATCCCTGTTTCTGTATTACTGCCTACCATCGCTCCGACGGTATCTGCAATATACTCATTCAATGCTGTACCGTCTACAGTAATTGCATCTGCTTCTAATGTACCGTCAACATCTACATCAGTACCAATATCTAAATTATCAGCTACTAAAGTACCTGTAACCGTTATTCCAGTGTTACTAGTTTCTGTCTTCTTATTTCCATTATAATAGGTAGCTACGCCTGCATCCTTTGTACAAATAATAGCACTTTCAGTACCAGATGTTCTTATATTTAGATCACCAGTGACAACATTCATATATGCATGTGTACCTGTATGATAGAATTTAAGGTCAGAATCCGTACCTAATCGTAACTGAACATCATCATTTAGTATTAATGAATTTTCAGATACATCAAATGTTACATCATAACCAGCATTTGCTCCGTTATCTAGGACAACATCACCAGTTACAGTTAATCCAGTTAATGTACCAGTTGAAGTTATAGCTGATTGAGCAGCTCCAGTCACGGTTGCTGCAGTACCTGATGTATTACCAGTTACATTACCAGTTACGTTACCTTCTACGTTTGCAACAACTGTACCTGTTGTAACTGTTAAGTTACCTGTACTTGCACCAGTAAAAGATCCTGTACCTAATAGAAACTTATCTGCTGATTCATCCCATCCAATAAAGGCATTATCTGAACTACCTCTTTCTATAACAATTCCAGCATCATTAGAAGGTGAACCACTAGTACCATTACCTAGTTCTATTAAAGCATCTTTGATAGTCGAGTTGGTAGTATCAATAGTAGTTGTAGTACCATTTACATTGAGATTACCTGTAACAACTACGTTACTATCAAATGTAGCAGTACTTGTTACGTCTAAGGTACCTGCTATATCTATATTATTTGCTAACTTAGTACCGTCTACTGCGTCATCAGCTATGTGTGCAGTGTCAATAGATCCATCTATATACTGGTCGCTATCTATTGAGTTAGCTGACATATGAGCTAAGTCTATCGATCCGTCCACATACTGGTCACTGTCAACTGAGTTAGCAGACATATGCTCAAGATCAATAGATCCTGCTGCATAATGCTGACTATCAATTTGATCATTAGCTATATGTGCTGAGTCAATAGAGGCATCTACATATTGATCACTATCTACAGAATTAGCGGACATATGCTCAAGATCAACGGCACCTGCAGCTATATGTTCAGAATTTATTACATCATCTTGTATATTATCACCGTCTATTATATCAGCAGCTAAATGTACATGGTCAATAGAACCATCAACATATTGATCACTGTCAATTGAGTTAGCTGACATGTGAGCCACATCAATCGAACCGTCTACATATTGATCACTATCTACAGAATTTGCTGACATATGTGCTAGATCTATAGATCCATCAACGTACTGATCACTATCTACTGAGTTAGCAGACATGTGAACTAGATCTATACTACCATCTACATATTGATCACTGTCTACTGAGTTAGCAGACATATGTGCAAGGTCGATACTTCCGTCTACATACTGATCACTGTCTACAGAGTTTGCAGACATATGAATAAGATCGATACTTCCGTCAACATATTGATCACTATCCACTGAGTTAGCTGACATATGTGATAAGTCAACTGATCCATCTACTAATTCAGATGAATCAACAGAATCAGCAGCTAACATTGCTGCTGTAACTGTTCCTGTATCACCAGTCGTTACTATCGTACCAGTGACATTAGGGATAGTAATAGTTCTATCTGCTGTAGGATCTACTACAGTTACCTTTGTTTCATATGCATCATCTGTTGCACCTTCAAAGGTAAGTGTACTATCTTCAGATAAAGTGATATCACCGTTTATCACACCACCAGTACCAGTGATTGCTCTTTCTTGTGCTTCTTCCGAGGCATATAAAACCTGTAAATGGTTATCATTTAAATCTTCAGATTTTATAGCTGACCCAGGAAAGTAAGTAGCACTTGCGGTGGCGACATCTGTCTCACGAAAAACTCTGACAGAGACACCAGTGCCTGGTGCTGAATCGAATGCTACAGTTGTTGCGTTAGCTAATGAGAATGCAGTATTTAAAACTCCATCAAGTGAACACTTAACATCAGCTTCTTTGATATATGGGAATGTAAAGGCATAGTTGGTGGTACTATTATTGCCTGTGTATTTGTTTTCGGTTGCCATGTGTTATTTTATTTTGGTAAGTTGATTAAGTTTTCCACCATTTGTTGGTTTTTATTACCAACGTTTTGAGCTTCGTCAATTTGACCCTGCTCTATATATCTATTAACTAACCTTTGCTGTGTAACGGTTTCCCAAATATCAGGACGTTCTCTCATCATTATGAACTCTGCATTCTGTTGAGCTTCTCTCATGATCTTATCGATTTCACGATATATAGGTAACCTTCTACCGTCTATAGTTATACGATCATAACCTAGATCACCACCAGAAGCTACATGTGCTCTTAATTGATTTATTTGATCTTGATATTTAGGTGATTTAAGTAGTTTTTCTATTTTACGCCATGGTTCCTGTTCACCAACTAATTTATTAATATATTCTCTTTCGGTTCCAGTGTACTCATACATACCTGTTGAGTCCTTTTTCAACACACTAGCACCGTCATATCCAATATCCCTTAGTGTTACACGCCAAGGTTCATTAGTACCACTAACTTTTACTTTAGAAATAGCGTTAAGTATTCTAAGTGTAGGATTTTCTATGTCATTAACATAGTTACCTGTATAAATATCTACTTGTTTTGGTAAACCTTGATTTAAAAATGGAGTTCTATTGAGGATATAATGCATGACATTATCATGTATATCTTTTTGAGAAGAATCAATAGCCTTAGCAAGGACACCTGCAGCTCCTGACATAGGTAGGAACATTCTAGTTGTATTGGATACGTACCTCTTAAGTTGAGTTAAGTCACCATTCAAAATAGCAACTAATGGTTCTAATCCTGTAAATACACTATTCTGTAAGAAGGTAGCAGATAAAGTCCACAGTAATTTATTCTCAATGTCTTCTACTATAGGTGATGTAATATCTCTACCATAGTACGCTAAATCTCCTAATATAGTTAGTACTGGATCAACCATTGGTATACCTTCATAACTAACCCATTTATCACCAACTTTAATACTCTTACGTTGGAATCCAAATTGATCTCTGTCTATCCTTCGTTGAGTAGGTTCGTGACTACCATTACCTGTAACATTACCTGCCATAGCATAACCATATAATCCAGAAACTAGCATACCACTGAAAGCCATACGTCCTCTATATTCAGTACGTAAGTTTTCAAAGATAGTCCTAGCATTTGGAGTATTCTCTGGATCAAGTCCATGATTTCTTAAAGCTTTTGCTATATCTTCATCTGTTCTAGCCCAGATAACATCACCATACTTAGTTAAACCAGGTATAGCCTGAACACCAACCCAAGACATCTGTAACTTTAAATTATTAGTTAATGTTTTAGGGAAAGAAATAATAGTCTTTAAGAATGGATACTTAGTTACCCCTTGGGTGATCGTATCTGAAAGATCATCCTGAAGATTAAGAGCTAATTCACCTGTTATTACCTTAGCAGCATCATCATCTATTAATCCATTTTTATCAAATATACCATCGTAGTGTTTCTTTTCAGCTTTCCTTAAATTATCTATATCAACCTTACCATATTTACTAAAGACGTCATCATAAGCACGTAATCTAGAGACATATGTAGCAGTAGCAGCAGATAAACCAGCATCAGCAGCAGTTAATCCTACCATACCGACTCTAAATGGAGCCCATCTACTAAGATCATACATAACTCTAGCAACATCTAGTTGTGCCACTTTACCCCATTCACCTG